ATTGGTTGTGTTATCTGCCTCATCAATGATGATGACTTTGTGTTTTGCAGTTGAAGAAAGCGAGACGGTCGAAGCGAAATTCTTCGCAGTATTTCTGACGGTATCGAGGAATCGTCCTTCATCGGATCCGTTGATGACATAATAGTCTGCTCCTAGTTGGTTGCACAGTGCTTTTGCTACTGTAGTTTTACCGCAACCTGCAGGTCCTGCAAGAAGCATGTTAGGTATCTCACCTTTATCTAGGAAGTCTTGAAAAGTCTTCTTAATACTTGGTGGTAAAATACACTCATCAATAGTTTTGGGTCGATACTTTTCGACCCAGAGAAATTCATCACGCATTTTCTATTTTCACCAAGGTAAACGAACCATCATCATTAGGATTCCATTCTAGCACATCACCCTCCATCCATCCAAGTTCTTCCATAAGTTCATCGGGGAAGGTTAGAATCCCATTTTCATCAACTGTTAAAGTAGTTTTCATTTTACCGGCAATTGGAAATAATGTTAAAGGTCTGTCAAATTCATTAGATACAATATCAGTTGCCTTCAATTGTTCTTTCATATATTCTACACCAATTTTAGTCATAGAGGTATCTCCACAAGTAAAAACATCACACACTGCCATACCATTTTCAGGCCAGGTGTGAATGCTAATATGACTTTCAGAGATCATAGCAAATCCGGTCACTCCTTGAGGTTCAAACTTATGAACATTCAAATCTAAAAGATTTGCTTTACATTCTTTGACTGTTTTATATAAGAGCATACGAATAAACTCTCTATCGTCTAGTAATTCAAAAGGACAACCTTTCAAAGTAAACAGAATATGTTTCATTATACCCAGTCTGGTTTTCTGTTCGGCAACCGGAGGTAGTTATCACATACCCATGGTTTAGATGCAATGTACATCTTGTAAGCAGTGAAGATATCAATGCTTGTATCATACTTAAACTCATCAGGCCCCGCAAAGACAAAGGGTGTTGTATCCTTTCCACTGCGACCTTGTGGGTCTGCGGTAGGAAGTATCTCCTTTGCTGCTAGAAGGGTCTTGTGGCAGGTGTGAACCTTATCATAGCGAGCAGTGTACTCATCACACATAGCAAGTCCGTGAGCAAGCAACCACTGCCAATTAGTCACAAACTCATTCGCCCATTTAGTACAGGGGTGATTGCGAAAAGCACCCTTCTCAGTAGCATAGGGAGTACCATCTGCTTTAGGAAGAGTGCCGAAGTTATGTCCCCATTTTTCAGAGCACACAATAGCAAGCATTTGACAGGTCTCTAGGGGCATCTTGACAATGTGCTTGTCAGGTAGAACCATAGCAGACTTGTATGGACTGGGGTCAGTTACAAAGATATTCATAATATTTTTGATAAAGAGATTATCAAAAGGAATGATAGCATTATAACCACATCCCAGGATTTTGTCTTTACAAAGTAAGGAACTGAAATAGCATCTCCAATAAAGTGCAGAAGCACTCCAAAAGCAACACTAATATGAAGAACCACAAAGTATGCAATGATTGCAAGAGCACTGCCCGTGATTCTCATGGCAACATCAAAAGTCATCAGCCAGAAAAAGTAGAATCCGGTTCTAGAGCAATAAAATACTTTAAGTTATAATCACGACTGCTAAAACGTGAAAGAAGTTTTTGGGAAACAACGACTTCATAAGTTCCTGGAAGAATTTTGATATTTTCAACTTTGAAGTTGAAATTAAATTCAGAATTAGTTTCACCAACAACTTCATAAAACTCATTAGAAGTATCATTTTTCTTGTCGCGAACAACAAGTTTAACAACACCATTCTCACCCACAGCAGACATGTCGGGAAGTTGATAGACAGCAGCTGCTTTAAGAAGTTTATCAAGTTGTTTTGTATTTAACTCAAAGCAAACATCCTCACTAGGAAGAGTGATTTCTTTGTCTGGGGGAGTAACAATTACATTAGGATCCGCAAAGAAATACTTAGACCTAGAACGGCCTTCTTTGATCACAACATATCCTTCATTTGTAAAATCAAGATCAGGATTCTGATGGAGAGACAGACCATTCAAAAACTGATTCAAGTCATAGATACCAAAATCTTGAGGGATCTCTTCAGTAATTGTAACCTCAGCAAGAATATTTTTCATCACACTAATCGTGCGAAGATAATTACCTTTCTTAAAAAGAATAGATTGATTGATATTACTAAAGTTTTTTAGCAGTGCCAGAGTAGAATCGGACAGTTTCATAGTGTTTTCTTTCAGTTTCATTGGTTATAAGTTTCGCTATTAGCATTCTTGTCGTTGAAATGCATTAGAAGAACAGCATAGTGCAGAATCTTCATAATGTCACGACGGGCAGTACCCTTCTTATCGTATCGTGACGCATACTTAAGAATGTTGCTACGGCAAAATGCTTCACCGTCACCACAGGCTTCAATCAGATCAAGTGTCTGAATTTTATCACTGCCAGCAGAATAATGCTGATCATATGTTCTAGTGATGTAATCTTTCAATTCTTTGATGATTTCATCTTCACTATACTTTCTTTTGCTGTTAGTAACTGGTTCAATATTAGTACTAAAAGTAATCCTGTCTTCGGTCATTGGTTTTGTTTCAATAGTGTAATCATACGATTTCTCCCAAAAATCATTGTAGTCATTTGAGTTTGCAGAGGTAATCATAGCATCATAAAGTAGACTCCAAGCATTAGTCATTATATCAGTTTTCTACCTCTTCGTCAATTGGCATTTGAAAATCTGCATCAACTTTGTCGTACAGTTCCAAGAATGCCTGCTTGGTTTCATCATCAAAACGATTTACACAAACCTGAATTGCCTTTGCCTTATCATTGAAGATACTGTAGGCACGAACAATATGAACCAGGCGGCGAGTGCTGATGATTTCTTCAATACCACCATCATAGAATGTCTTGCGGATAATGTCTGCCCAATCACAGAGACGCTTGCAGAAGTCAGTATCACTACAGAGTGCCATAAGGATCTTCTGCTCTACTGCAGTAGCAGGATAGGACTGCTCAAAGGTTACAGGGAACCGCTCAAGGAAGGCTTCGTTGAGCACATTAGTGCCAATGAATCGTCCGTCCTCGGATCCCTTACCTTTAGTATTAGCGGTTGCGAATACGTTGAAACCTTCTGCGGGGGTAATGAATTTGCCAATCTTCTTGAGGAAAACTCCTTTACCTTCGAGAATAGATTGGAGACAAAGGATTTTGTTTGAGGCAAGGTCGATTTCGTCAAGGAGCAAAATTGCGCCACGCTGGAGTGCTTCGATGACTGGACCATTGTGCCAGACAGTAGCACCGTCCACAAGACGAAACCCGCCGATAAGATCATCTTCATCTGTTTCGATTGTGATGTTTACACGGATAAGTTCTCGCTTTGTTTGAGAACATGCTTGCTCCACAGAGAACGTTTTACCATTACCCGAAAGACCCGTAATGAACGTTGGATAGAACAAACCGGACTTAATAATCTTTTTAATATCAGAGAAGTTACCAAAGCTGACGAAGGTATCATCTTTTGCTGGAATAAGGTTTTGCTCAACAGCAGGCATTGCAGTTGGTGCCTGATAATTTTTTTCCAGTTTTTCTTGTACGGTCAAGTTCCACTTTCCACGACTAGTTTTGTAATCAACAAGTTTATTAGTGACTGTTTGATAATTGCAATCATTCATATTACACCAAGCACGAATGTCTGCAGCAGTAATCTCATCTCCATAGAGTGATTGAAGAGAAGTGAGAATATAATCCGTGGACAGTGCCATTAAATTTGTTTGAACTAAAGGTATTATACAGTGTTTTTCTTGTCTTTAATGTCTGTAGTGGACAGTTCATATATCGTCCTACCCCCATGAGTTTTTCTGCAGGCACCTCTAGCCCATGCTCTTGATAGTGATGTCACTTCAGAACAAGGCCTTCCTTTTTTGCCGCAGTAAGGACAGACATCAAAAGACTCTATCATTAGATATTATGCAACGAGTGAAATAAATTCACCTAGAACTTTTTTATTTAGTTTCTTAGTCTTCAAAGATTTAACAAAAGCAGATTTGATTTTTGCTTTTGTGGCACCATCATCAACCTCAAAATCAGCATCCTGTGATAGTGCAGTTGCAGACAATCCAAAGTATGCATCATATCCAGAATTGGAGATATTAATACTGCGATTTTTTTTCCAATCCTTAATGATAGAATCATATTCTGAAGTAAATTGATTGTAATGCATTCTAATAAAATTATTTGCATCACGACCTTCAAGAATACGAATGCCAATAAGGTTAGTGTATGGAAATCTATCCTTTAGATTTTTAAGAAGAACTTCAGTAAATTTATGATAGTAACTTTCAAATTTATATGTTGACCCAATCTTACGATCTTGTAAAAAAGTGGTCTCTAAATTAATTCTACGACATCCAATATAAGGGGTTTCTCCACGAATAACTTCAACATGATAGGGAATACTATTAGCTTCACCATCAGTTAGAATGATACAATGAACTTTTTGAAGGTTATTATCTTTCTTAAATTTTGGAATAATTTGATGTAAAGCAATAATAGATTCATTTAAAGGAGTTCCAGAAAGAGACAAACGCTGTGGCGCACTATACCCAATACGATATGAATTATCAAAAGTAAATATAATTCTCCAAATATTCAAGAGTTGATTTTCAAAATCTTTACTTGAAACTTTACTAGTCAAAATATTCAACATAGAAAATCTTTCATGAATAGAAAGGAGACCAACCTTTTTCGTATAATGAGGTTTTAAATCAAAATTGACTACCTTTTCCTGATCATAATCATAAAAAGCACGATTCCATTCTCCAGTAAATGCATAAACATCAAAAGGAATTTTGACCTTTCTACAGAACCAAATTAAATTGAATAATTGTTTACATGTATCTCTCATAGTATATTGCATTGACCCAGACCAATCTAAAACAAATACAAGACCATGATTTTTCCCATCAGCAAGAGTAGTTACTTTTTTGAATAAGTCCTCATTATATTTGTAAGTATGAAGTTTAGAACAATCCAAAACTCCTGTTGAAGCAGTAGTAGCACGGGCATAAGAATCTGCTGCTTTCTTACATTCAAACTCTTTGACTAGGTAGTTGACTTCTTTCTGCGCTGATCTTTTAAACTTCAAATAGTCTTGATCAGGTTCCTCAAACAAGTCATGTTTTTTATGTTTTTGTTGATAGTTGAAACAATTTTCAATTTCATAAAATATATCAGAATTACTAACAATAACAGTATCTAAATTTACTTCGGGAATTTGAACATAATTATTTTCATATGCACAGCGCCCAATCAAAGATTGAAGTTTTTCATCTAAAGAATTTGCAGTATGAATATCTGGAGTATCTTTAAATTCTGTATCGGAAATGCCTTCCCTCAATTCTTCATTACCAATGTTTTCTTCAGATTTATCATCTTCATTTGATGGTTGATTTTCATCAACCATTTCTAATTGGCCTGTAGAATTTTTTTGTGATGGCAATGGTGGAAAATCAAGGTCATCAATGTCTTCAATTTTTTCAGTATTTTCATTATCTTTTTGCTCTACACAGTACCGATATAAAGTGTCTGCAGCAATCAAAACATCGGCAAAGTTTTCACATTCACTAATCATATTGACAATTACCATCTCCTCTTCAGTAAAATTAATATCAATAAAATTTCCAATCTTAAACGATAGATTTACACGATCGGCAAGATTCATTTTAGATATATCTTCTCCATCAATAGAGAAAAAATCATCATCATGAAGTTTATGGTATCCATTAAAAAAAGTTTTTGCAAGTCCCATATACTTGCGTTTCATCAATTTTTCAACACGAACATCTTCAACTACATTAATAAATTGATGAGGAATATTTTCTGGAGGATCTTCATCTGGAGTAAAAAGCGCATGACCAACTTCATGACCAACTAAAAGATCATATACAGTATTGGATGCATTCTCCCACANAGGAAGTGTTAAGACACGAGTATGAACATTGAATTGAGCAGTCATAACTTTCTTATGCTCAACTAACAAATCCTCAGTAGCAAGAAGTTTGGCAAGTTGAGATTTGATTTCGTGCTTGACTGCCATGCGTCTCTTTTCGTATGTGGCCATAATATGACAAAAGGTCGCCTTTTGGACGACCCATGTGCTGCTTTTTAAACTGGCGCAGTGCTTCGCGCCTAGACCTCATTGCCTGAGGTTTAAGTTTTCTCTTCTGCTCCTTCTTGGAGTGATGTTGCCAATTCGGGATAGAACGTTTCAATGTCCTGACGGTAAAGTTGCTTTATATTATCTATAAGTCTATCAGTCTTTACTAACTTCTTGCTCTCATTAGTGGTCAGTTTTTTATATGGCATATCCTTCATCACAAATTTTACATTGAGTAAATCACTGACCCACTCTTCAAAATCTACACCAAATCCCCACTCAAATTTCCAAATATCTGTTTTAGATGAAATGAAATCCATTTGTGGCCTAAACCAATTAACACCCTCAGTCAAAGGAAAATTTTCTAACATCATCCCAAACATCATAGGATCTTCCACCAATTCCTGTATGTCATCACCATACATTCTAGTAAGAAAAATTGATGTAGATATAAATCTATCAATTGGATTTCTAACAATTGTCATGTGAGGAATATCAGAAACATCCAAATAATTTTCATACATCTCTTTATGAAAGTGTGCTGGTTCTACACCATCAATACTTTTCCATATAAAAGAATCTTCAAGTTCAAAATTATTTGATTTGATATTTTCTGTAAAAAATCTACCCGCAGTTCTGGGAATATGAACAAACAAAAATCTATTCTCAGGATTTGGAAAATTTCTAATTGTATGGCGATAGACTGGCATTAATTGCGATCATCAAGTTCAAACTCTTCATTAGCAGCATCCAAAATAGAAATACTTGGAAACCATCCTGTACTTAACATGATTGAAATGTCAGCAACATTATCATCAGATTCTCCTGGAGTATTTTCTTTAAGTGGAAGATCTCCTTGACCAAATACATCTGCTAGTTTCTTAACGGGAACAGATTCACCATATCCAATCGGAACAGGGCCAGTCACATCACTTTCCGACAAGTAACGAATTGCCCGACAAACATCTTTGACATGAATCCAATCTCTTTTATGATTAGTTAAGTAAGTTGCTTTTTTATCACGAAGTAATCCATACATCATATTAGGACGAACGTCTGGGCCATAAACTGTTGTAAACCTCATGCCCACGGAATTTTCAGGTGCCATCTGTTCATTCACCCACTTACTCATTGCATATGGGTTTTCCCAATAGTTCCCATCAACAGCACTAGATGATGCATATAAAAGACGTGTACCAGTCTTTGCACACCAATCAAAAATAGGTTTTGCTTTGATTACATTATTATTATAATACTCTTTGGGTTTTTCCAAACTCTCGCGAATGTCTGCCCATGCAGCGAGATGAATAATCAATTCATAATCACCACCATCAAATTGAGAAATGTCATCAGGACGATCAAGTCCGTGAACATCGTACCCATGAGTTTTTCTCCAATCAGCAAAAACGTGCCGACCAATAAAACCTCTATGTCCAGTCACTAATACTTTCATTTTACCATCCTACTAAATCCTTTAATTTTTTCAAATCGTATCACATCATCAAACCTATCCTCCATCCCACCTTTATGTGAGATGACAAATATATTTGCGTCTTTAACTACAAACCGAATAATTTTTAAGAATTCTTCTGTTCCTTGGCCATCAAGTGAACTGTCAAATACTTCATCTAAAATCATAAGGTTAGTGGATATAGAGTTTTTAAACTTAGCAACTTCTCTCCAAGTGAATAAAAGTGCTAGATCAATTCTCTGTTTCTCACCTTCACTAAAAGAAGCATATGAAAAATCTTCATGTATCGGTGATTGGACGGTTTCATTAAACTCGTCATCAAGAGTAAAATTAATGTAAAAATCCATCATCTGTAGATAACGGTTTACTTGCTGATTTATCAGCGGTATGTACTTCTTGATGATTTTAGTTTTAACTCCACCGTCTTTAAGTAGACTATAAGAAAAGTCGTAGTAGTTAATTGTGTCTTTTTTTGAGGCTAGTTCGTCGTATGTAGTTTTTAAATTATCTTTGAAGGTTTCTAGTTTCTCATGTTCAGTATTTCTGTTTGCAAGTTGTTCGGTAAGTCTCTGAACTTCCGATTCCAGATCCCTGATCTGTCGGTGACATCCAGATATCCTAGTATTGTTTTGAGAAATGCCATTGTTGAGTTTAGTAATCTCCTTTGATAGTGCAGTGAATTGACGCTCTCTTTCTTGTTCGTTTTTAATTGCCTCTTCTAGTTCTTGATAACCAGATTGCAACTCGTTAGATTTATTTTGTGCGTCTTCAATCTTATTTATTCTGAAGTCTTCGTCAATTGATTGCGTACAAGTAGGACAAACCGAATTTTCTGTAAAAAATTTATGTTCCTTAGTAATACTTGATACTTTCTGCGATATTTTTCCTTTTATGTTACTTAACTTTTTTAATTTTTCTGTAGCTCCAGTAACACATTCCTGCTCCTTTACAAATTTATAAATGTCTTCTTCTGTTATAGAGTTCTCTTTCATGTAGAGAACTACTTCTTCATCTAATTTAGAAATTTTTAATTTTTTATCTTGAATATTATTTTTTCCTCTACTTTCAATTTCTTCAATAAAGTTGGTTTGCATTTCAACTTTATCATTCAGAGATTCTTTTTTTAATTCAAGAGTTCTAATTTTTTCTTTTAATTGGCGAATTTTATCTTTAATTATATTATTCATTGAAGAGAAAATTTTGATATCCAAAAGATCTTCAATCACTTCCCTACGATTAGCAGCAGTTAATTGCATAAAAGGAACAAAAGTACTGCTACCCAGGATTACAATCTGAGTAAATGATTTATAATTCATTTTAATAACAGACTGCTCTAACCATTTTTGTTGGTCTAAAGAAGCTGCTTTCTGATCTAGAAGAACATCATTTCTATAAATTTCAAAAATATTTGGTTTGATACCACGAACAACTTTCCAATTAGTAGTTCCAATAGAAAAAATAACTTCAACTACACAATCTTTTTCATTAGTAGAGTTGATAAGTTGTGGTTTATTAATTTTTCGAAATGGTTTACCAAATAGAGAAAAAGTAAGTGCATCAAGAACTGTACTCTTACCAGCACCATTTGTACCTATAATGAGAGTTGTTGAAGTTTTTTGAAAGTTAACTTCGGTAAATTGATTTCCAGTGGAAAGAAAATTTTTCCAACGAACTTTTTCAAATAAAATCATGATTAGGTATTGCTGGAGGAACTACAATATCGTTTTTTGTTATAATCGTATAATTATATCCTTTAACTTCACAAATTGCCATCATAGCATCACCTTCAATTTCAAGTACATTAGTATCAGGGTAGTCTTCTTCCATCAACATAGAATATCTATTGGCATCATCTTCTTCTTCAAAAATGTATAAAATTTGATTTCCATTTTCGTCCTGAACGGAATATACTCCAGAGGTTTCTTTATCCTCTATAGTCAGAATAAACATTATGTCAACTCACATGCCTCTTTATAAATTTCTTGAATTACTTTTTGAATAATAGATTTTTCCAAATTAACTTCAGATTCTTCAATATACCTATTCAAGATTGACAATGTGTCTTCAGATTCAAAGGCTTCAAAATCCTCATTTTCTTGAAGTTGAAAATTTTCAACAACTTTTAACTCAAATACTCCAACATTATACAACTTATCAATAAATTTTTCAAACTTTTTTGTATCTGTTTTTTTACGTACAATTACTTTAACAATTTTATTATCATATTCGCGAACGTCAAATGTTTGATAGTTCGTATCTTCGTAATAGATATTATAGAACATTCTATTAGGATTATTGACATACTCCCATTCCAGAGTATCAGTGTCAAAAATTACAAATCCACGAGGATCATTCACATCATTCCAGAACATCTCATAAGGATTTCCTAGGTAGAAGATTTTTCCGTTGTCTGACCGTGTATGGTAGTGTCCTGAAAACACTTTGTCGAACTTGTCAAATAAGTCGCACGCCATACCATCTTCCATGACGTGTCCACGATGCGCTCTGAATCCGTTGAGCTCAAGGTGCCCCATCGCACATATGCTATCAGTAGTTTTGACAACCTTGACAGTATCCTCAAAGTTTTCTGCATTGATCCAAGGAATAAACAATACTTTAGTTTTATCTAGAAATACTTCAGTGACTTTATTGTAAGTTTTAATATTATTATAAGTCTGTAGAAGAAGTTCTGGAGAGTTTACATTATTGGTATTCTTATAATAACAATCATGATTTCCTACAATCATATGAACATCATACTTTTGAAGTTTATCAAATACAACTCTCTTTGACCACTCAAGACTTTGATAATCAATTGACTTGCGACTATCAAAGGCATCACCCATATGAACCACAGTAGTGATTCCTTGCTCCTCTAGAGTCGGAAAGAACACATCATCATAGAACTTCTCAAAGTAGTCATGAAGGTGCTTAGAACCTTTTCTAGCACCATAATGAGTATCTGTAATGATTGCTATTTTCATTTGGAATGATGAGGTTTGTGATCCCTGTCCATTGGTTTAGAAGATACAACGGGATCACGAGAAAGATTTTTGATAACAATGAATGCTTCTTTGTTATATTTACGAGTGCCAATAGGAGACTGCCACTTCTTATTATACTCCTCACCCACATCAATACCAGAAACCTGAGTGCCAGCCATCTCAACGACAATATCGTCAGATGCTTCCCATCCATATTTGTCAAAGAGATCTTTGAGTTCATCAACTTGATATAACTCAAGATATCGTGAATAATCTTTCATAATTTTTTATCGGTTACGATATTGAATGTTATCTTTAATGGAATTATACTCAGCATTATTACCTGAAAGTTCATTGTTGTCAATAACCATGACTTCATCATATCCTGTGCGTTCAATAATCTTTGTTTTGATTTCTAATTGCTTTTTCTCCTTTTGAATTCTTCTCAGGAAAGCATAGTGAATAATTTGAGTAAAATAGGCAAAGGGATTTTGAGATTTCTCTGGATTAAAATTATGAATGTATTGAACGCAGTTTTCAATACCATCGGAAATCATATCCTCACGGAACATGTAATTCACAAAG